TAAAAAATCCTGCACCTGTCGCTCTATGTACCGTAGATGCCAGAGCATTAGTAGTTGCGTCCTGAAATAATGCGGTAATTAAATAGGTATCGTCCGAGTTGGAAAACATAACAGTAACATCTATTCTTAATTTATTTGTAAGGGAAGTAGGCGTGATGGCGAGGGTCATTACTTCGTTGCCTTCTGTTTTTTCTGGTATACCATCATCTGCAACAAAAACTCCCGCCCCGTTACTAGTTTCTCCCGTATGATAATTCACGACTTGGATAACTTTACCCATCTGTTTCCATTTAACTATACTTCCGCTTGTCGTAAGCGCCTGACCGTTACTGCCCCAATTCCCGTAATTATCTTTTATTAACCCCGTAACATAAAGACCCGACGTAGTGGTTGTTGAAGTTGTACTTATCGTACCAGTTGTAGATATGGCTATGTTTGCCGCTAAATCTGTCCCTAATATAGATGTCCCTAATGAAAGTTTAGAATAAGGTATTGCCGCACCTGCTGAAATATCGGCATTGACGATTGTTCCATTTAATATTTTTCCTGTGGTAACAGAACCATCCTGTATATTTGATGTGGCTACTGAATTAGCGGCAAGAGTATCAACGCCCGCAGTCAGGTATCGGTAGATATTGTCCTCATTGGCGGTAACTTCTGCGGGTTGGATTATCGCTCCCGCCGTATAAGTATAGGTTCTGGAGGGTGGCGCACCGATAGCAGTAGCCATCAATAACATCAGTAAAATAACAAGTAATCTTTTCATAATTTCCTCATTTTACAAGTTCACCTATACTACCCAAACTATCTATGACGAAATGGAAATCTACTTCAAGTAACGCCGCATCGTGAGCATAGGTATCATCCGCGCCTAACCTAGTCAACCGACACATCAGCATACTTGATATTTTTTTTCCCGTTCCCGATATATCGGGAAAATCAGAATATTTATGAACCCAAGCAACTCCGCCTGCGTTTACTGCGGTTGTTTTAATGGTAGTCGGTGCTGATGCGGTGGCATCTCTATTTATCCAAGTATATTCAAGTGTCCATACCACCGTCCCTGCATTTGCATCTGTCGGTGTCCAATGAACGTGAGGATAGATGTCCGTTCCTTCTTTATAACTATGGGGAAGTTGGATGGCGAAATATGCCTGTTCATCAGTTCCTGTTCCATCAAAACCATAAGTTAATAGGGTGGTAGCCGCCGGAGCAAAAGCGATCAAGTCGGGTGCTGTGGCGTTAGTCCTCATAGCCAACCCAGACACCCTTACATCGTCATAGACTTCGCTGTCTATCGCTATGTAACTCCAACTTCCGTTGATATAAGAATATAATCTTTTTTGATTACCTGAGTGATAGAACCTGAAATCGCCCTCTGTGGCATCTTCGGTTGGAGCAGTAGTTACTACATCAGCATTGTATCTTCCATTTGTTATGTCCCATAACTTTTGGAAAGTATCATTTACTATTACAAGTCCTCTTTGGTCAAAATCGGTTATACGCAGAGGTTCTGTTATGCGATAGGCATACAAGGGTGTGTATGAAAGTATACATATAAGTGTACATATTAATACAATTTTAAGTTTCATTAGAACTCCGATAAATCCCAAAGTACAGAACTATATCCGTAAAGTGTCATAGGTTCGTCTATCGTCCCTTCTGCAAACTTATATTTTATGAACCTTCCCGAAACATTAAGCGGTATTCTTGAGAGCGAGGTTGACTCACCGCCCCATATCCCCGTTCCCCAGATCGCCGTTCCCCACAATGAACCGTCTAACGATAAAGTTACATTAGAGAGAGTTATTGAATTAGAGAAATCAGTTCCATAATATACGTCCATCTGGACTGATGTGTCGGTGGTTGCCCATAGGAACAGTTCACCAAAGTTCTTTATTTTTGTGGCTACTCCCGTGTCATACCACTTAGTCGTGTAATAAGCGTCAATATCGCCTATTGAATAGACCGAAAGCCCTGTTGCGGTAAATGTCGTGCTAACCACCGCAATCCCCGAAGTTAATGTAGGTGAACCGCAGTAAGCAATTACACTTTCTTCGTCTACTCCCGTTCCTGACGTAATCCTTACTATCGCTCCTGTTACATTAGAGAAGTCAGCGGAAACATCATATAGGACGATAAGACCTGAAGCCGTAGGGGTACTCATCGTAGACCTACCACCCAAATCAAATACACCAGTCTCCCCCGCTACGTCGCTATGCAGAGATACATCACCCATCTGATAGATAAAACTGGAGTAGTTTCCGAAATAGACCTGTTGGACTGTATTGGAGTCAAGTCCGTACATCATCGCATTAGCGTCTATCTGGGTATGTTTAGACCATTCGCCTATGCCGTAATGATAGTCTAGTAATAAATTATTGGTTGAGTTAGAGCCTGTCGTTACCGCCAAGTAATAATGAGACGTAGACCTGTCATCTGCCGCAACCGCATACTGAAGCCTTGCTCCCGATAGGTCGTCCATTTCACCAGATATAAGAGTAGATATTTCGGAGACCTTAACACCATCAAGGAAGTTTATCGTCTTATCTCTTGATAGGAATATAAGTCCTTCAGAGTTACCCATACCTATATTTCTTACCGAGTTCTTTGCTATACAACCTATTCCTTCGGAGACCTTGCTGACGTTGATTAACTCATCTCCGCCTACAAGTGATACCTTATAAATACTATCAGTTAAGAATATATATAAATCATCATAAAGGGTAGCCATCGCCTCTATCTGCTGACCACCTAATGTCGCTATATCTACATAGTCGTCATCATCAAAGGTTTCTATTGTGCCTACATTAGACCATCTAATTCGTGTGGTGTGTGGGACTGTTACTTCAGTAGTGTTACCGAATATAAGATAATTCTTCCACCAGACAACACATTTTGCCTTAAAATTATTGCTATCGGAAAATCCACCAAGACTGAGTATGGATGAGTTTGTTCCGTAAGACTTAAACGGAGGATCAGCATTATTCGTTCCTATGGCGTAATCTAACGCAGTAACCCAAGAATACTGGTTATTCTGCGCTACTGTGATACCGGAAGCCGTTACATCCGACCCAGTAATATCAGTCTTAACTCCTGCCGTTGTCCAAGAATATATCCTTCGGGCTACCGCAAGTTTAGTCCTTGAACCGTCTGATTTATATAATTCATAAAGTCCTGTTACTGCTTCAAAGTCATCATCAGAAAAAACATTATTATCTAGTGAGACTTCAAGTGAGTAGCCATATCTCTTACTTGCCGCACCAGTAATATCTAGGTCTATATTATTTATATCGGCGGCACGCCCATCTTTCACTATCGGAGGAGCGGAAGTATCGTCAAGCCCTAGAAATTGCTGTAGTCCCTGCGGGGGGAAAACTCTGGGTGTTTCCGCAAAAGAAGGAGTTACAAATAGCAGAGAAAGAACAATGAATAACTTAGAAAGTGAGTGAATATTTATCATCAGTCAACTCAACCATTCCTGTTAGTTTTCTGTGGCTTCTTAATACTGGGATATAATCGGATTCACTTGAATCACTCTTTACCATCGCCCTCACGCCTGCGGCATACATCGCCTGAGTGGACACCATCTTCTCATCCGCCTTCTGGTAAGCGTAAACCTTAGCGATAGCCCCTAATCTGACCACCCATAGCCATTTCTCATCTATATCGGGGACATCAGTATCGTTTACTAACTGTCTTATACGAGTGTAATATTCAATATAAATATCGTAGATAATCTTATCCCATCTTTGGCTTACGGCGGCTTCTGCAACATAGACTTTGGTTATGTCAAAGGTATTTGTGGTGACATTTGATATGTCGTATGTTCCGTTATAAATCGCTGATAAGGTGATTATTACTTCATCATCATCGGCTAATCCGTGTGCGACGGATGTTACAGTAGTCTTGACTCCCGGAGAAGTAACTGAATTAGCGAATACCGTAATAGTTCCTGATTCTTCATCGGGTATAGGATAAAGACCTATCACCTTAAATCTTGGACTTCTGTCCTCTGGGGCTAATACTACAAGTTCCGTCAACGGTGCGGTCTGTTTGGCTATTGTAATATAACCTGTCGTCTTTGCCGACTTAGAAATCCTTAACGGAAATTCCGCTGAATAAGTAAGTGTGCCGTTTACCGCCGTAATCCCGTTTAATGTAATGACTTCACTCTGGATATATTCTTTAGCAGAATAACCTACGACAGAGACAGTAAAAGACGAGGTGTCCGATGCGGACGAGGAGACTGCCGTAACCTTATCGTCAGTAGACAATGATACGGAAAGACCTTCTTCCTGCCAATTACGGTAGCCTATTGGTCTACCCGTAGCAGTAGGATTGATGTAGGCGATTATGTCACTATTGTCGGGAAGAAATTGTAATTTAGTGAAGGATGAACCGTCATAATATAACACAAAATTTATCTTATCGCAGTCCCTCGGTAGGTTAATCATAGATGACAATACTGGAATAGTAGCTTCCCTGCGGTTAAATGTCCATAAGTGGCTATATCCCCTGAATGCTTGCGACTGCTCAAACGACCACGCAGGATCGTTTATCTCCTGTAAACTTAAATTTATGAAAGTATCAATAAGAGAATTTATCTGTGTTTCTCGGCAAGTTGTAGCCACATTGGAACGTAATTCAGCAAGCGTACTTAAAGACATTTTGGTTCTCCTCTATACATAAAAGAATATGATGTAATTCCCAAAATACTCAACACCCACAAGTGCATCGGATATCCGAACAAAGCCGTTAAGAGAAAAGCCAAGAAGATACTCGTTAGTGTTACAGTTGTAACATCTTTGGGACACGACTTAAATCTTCTGAAATAATCTATTATTCCCCAGAACGCAATTCCTACCGCTATCAGACCGCACTCTACCGCGAAGTGGTAATACTCAAGATGAAGATGTCTCCATTGAAAGAACTTTGGTTGTTTGGCTAATTCATTTATTATCCCCAACCCCCATCCGGTTATAGGCTTCTCATTGAATATGGGGAGGTAGTCTTTCCATATTTCTATGCGCCCGGAAGTGAACGTAAGGTCGTGGAATTTAAGGATGCCTCCCGCGACACAGAGGATGACACCTAATACAACTTCCCATATCGAGAATATCCTTAAAAACACCTGACCAAAGGCAATAACCGCAAGAGCCACCAAGATACCAGAGGAAGAATGAGTGAAACCAATAATAATAAGAGCAAATAGTATCGCAAGTTTCCTCCACCATCC